TGTCGCGCCGAAATTCCCCCTAAGAAACGACCACGATTTAGATATTCAATAGCCTTTATCAATAGGTTTAGGTCATCTTTGAAGTTACCTAACCCATGATTACAGGACATACACAAGCGCCCACGCACACAAGCACCACAACTGTAACCAGTGGGGCAGCATGCATGGTCATGATCCACAGACAGCCTCTCCAATGAACCGCATATCTCACAGACCATCGGGAGCACACCCCTCACTCGATGCTTCCTGTCTGCATGACTCTTAGATCGACACCCAGCACAGACCGTATTGCGAGACTTCTTGACCGACCTCTCCTTAACCCTAACCTTAATGACCGACCCACAATGCACACACTCTCGATCACATGTGACAAGTCCCCCGTAATGATCCTCACAGAACCGGGAGTACCGGCCCTGTGCTGGAGGCCGTGCGCGCCGTACCTGACTACATCCCGGATATGAGCACCACAAGCCCCCTTCACTCGTCATTGTTCGCATCCCATACGAATAGCACGATGAGTATCACCACCCCCGCGAGGATGAACGCTACCCCTGGTGCCCACAGTGGGAGTGTGTCAGCGAGGGCGTAGAACACTGCACCACTCACCATCGCCCCCTCTCTGCATACGGTAGGGAGGATGCCCCAGGCTGGCGCATCCTCTGTCCTGCCCTGCGGTTGCATGATCGGTGCGAGGTACGCAGGTTGCCCACCTCATGCTTGCCACCGTATGCCCTAGGGATGATGTGATCTACGTCGTACTGGTCCCATGGCACGAAGGTGTGACAGTAGGCGCACATGCCCCCGTCACGCTCATAGATCCTGCGGCGCTGGGTGGGTGCGATCTTGAAGGGCATCAGAAGGGAAGTCCTGCGTATTTGGCCACCAGTGCGCGAGCCTCATCGAACATAGCGATTAGGCGGTCACAGTCAGACTTACTCATCGTCACCACGTCCTCATCCGGACTCTGCCACGCGACGACTTCTATGAGCGCAGCTCCTTGAACGAATGACAGAAGCTCTCGCCGCTGGTCTTCGTTATAGCTAGTCACGCCAGCAACTCATCCACCCTGCCCCGAGCAAGGTCGCTAGGTCGGATCACTTCCATGCGAGGGAGTGCGAGTTGCCAATCGTACTGCTGCGGGGAGAGCTTGCCATCCTCCGCCTTCAGCTCGAGCCATAGGACTTCCCCGTCTCGAGCAAGGGTGAGGTCGGGGTATCCCGATGACCCATCCCGCCGAGCAGGACGGAGAGGCTTTATCTGCGGAGTGGTGAACACGATCCACCCTTGCGCTCGTGCCATGGGCAGGATGAGCCCCTTTAGCTCCGCCTCCGTCATGGAATGAGCTTGTCGGTAGACCGATGTGCGACGTTCTGCGAGTGCCATCAGATGATCCCTGCCTCCCTCAGTTCCTGTGGTGTCCATTCCTTTTTTAGTTGCGCGGTCAATGTTGCGCCCTTACTAGTATCTAGTGAATATAGGTAGTAATAGAGGCTATCTACTCCTCTCTCCCTGTCATGGAGATAGGGCGCAACATTGATTTCCAAGCGTGAAAGTCGCCTCTTGACGGCCTCACTCCACCGCCGCACGCGAGCCTTCGCGGCATCCCGGAAGCGATCACGCCCGTCCCCTTTCATCGCCCGGAAGATGACCAACCCTGCGAACCTGCCCCGGCCCACAATGACGCGGATGATGCCCCATGCCGACAGCTTCGTAAGTGCACGGGATACAGTGGAGGGTGACACGCCAAGACGAGCTGCCATCGCTCGCATCGTGAGCATGTGACCTTCCACCATTTCCAGGGCGAGGGCGCAGACCTCTGCCTGTGTGGGAGTGAGTGCACGGGGCCGACCCTCCATGTCATCCACGTAGATCAGGGATGCTCCGGGGTTCATCCTCTGCCATAGCCTGAACCCCCGTCCCATCGGGACGGTCGCTCTACCGTTGACACCCGACTCCTGGACAGGATCCCGGTCCATCCTGTCCGCCTCGATGGCGTAGAAGATGTGCGCGGGAAGGCGGGTTGACTGCGTCCGGGTCACGGGAATAGTCGTCACTCTGTCGATCCTTTCGGATGGCCTGGAGATACCTGGACGGGGGTTGCGAGTCGATCCAGCGTAGATGCTCGCGGACTGCGACTATGAGCGCCTTTTCATCCTCTGTGAAGTCCCTCATCCCGCCTCTCCCTCCTCCTCGGTGTCAGGGGATCGGAGGGCGGCGTCGTCCACGATGTAGTCAGTCTCGCCGCAGTTAGCGCATCTCTGGCGAATGAGCGGTGCCGCTTCTGCTGCTGGGATCGGATACCACTCCGTAAAGCGGTGTGGCCCCCGGAACGGGTGAACGTGGACATCCTCCTGCGTGCAGTCGGTTGTCGTCCCGCTCCCGGTCCCGTCGAGCGGTGCCGCTTCTGCTGCTGCGAGGGCGGCGCGAGCCTCCATCGCTTCGTCGCAGTTCAATGGCTCGCCACTCGGCACGGATACAAGGTTGTCGTGATGGTGCAATAACCGTGCCAGCGCCCGCAGCGCGGGGTCGGTCTCAGAACGGGAGTTCATCGCTCACAGCCTCGTCAGGAGCCTCTACCACCTGTGCCTCACTATCCGCCACTGTCTCCCCCACGGGGCGCTGTGCGCGCTTGGGGGAGGTCTGGCGGCCCATCAGGGCGGTGATCTTCGGATAGCCCTCAGCGTTGATGACCATCTCGATGGTCGCGGCCTTGCCGAATACCTCTGTCAGTGCGCGACTCTCCCCGATCACCGTGGGCTTGCCAGTCAGGCTCGCGAACCAACGACCCGTCTTGTTGCCGGGTGTCATGGCAACATCCGTGATCGCGGATGTCGTCTTGCCTTCTGCTCCGGTGAACTGCCACCAGAGATACGTTCCGCCGGCCTTCGATGGTCGGACTTCGCACCCCGTCACGACGACATCGTGCTGTCCTGGTCCTAGTCCCGTAAACGCTGTCACTTCCAACATCAGAACTTCTTTCCTTTCATGGACTCTGCCCAGGTGGACAGGTCGATACAGGCTAGCCATGCCATATGCTCTGCCGTTCCTACGTTTATCTCTATCTCTCGCACCCCTTCCGTGGTGACGTGCAGGACGATGTGCCGGTCTATCGCCGGCATGGGGTAGGCCTTCGGGGATCCTGTCGGAGCCACGATGGGTGCGAGGGAGTATGCCGCGAGCTGGAGTGCTACCTCGCGATAGACCCCCTTCCCTGTCTTGACGTCGGCAAGGACCGTCTTCCCATCGCGGTCATAGGCGAGGAGGTCGAACGTCCCCCCGTAGCGATGCGTCGGGAAGACCACCATCGCCTCTGCGAGGCGGAGCGTCCAGCCTGACGCCTTCCACCATGCGGCATAGTGCAGGACGCGCTTCCGTGTCGCTTCTGCCATCGGTGGGGTGGGCTCGCCCTTGACGACTAGCTCCGCCATGGCGTGGACGTCGGTGCCCAGGTCGCGGGCCTCCTCGAGCTTCCAGTTCCGCCGTGCGGTCAGGAACTTGATGACCCCGTCAGGGCCGACGGTGTCCAGCATCACGGACAGATGGGGCAGTGACTCCACCGCCGCCTCCGCTGTCATCTTCGCGGCCCAACCCATGAGCGGCCCTGACTTGTCGAGGATGCCCAGGATCCCCGTCACCCCGGGATACCGTTCCCCCTCGTAGGTGTAGAAGTGATCGGCGCTCCGCTGGATGGCGGGAGCGATGGCGAGGTCGGTCACTTCCCCCATGCCTCGCGAAGCTCTGCCTCTGTCCACTTCACGCCGTAGAGGCGGGTTTCCAGGATGGCGATGGCGACCCTATCCCCGCGGAGGCGGGCGAGGCGGAGGAGGCGCTGAAGGCGTTCCATCACTTGGCTGCCTTCTTGGCGATGGTGATACCCATCTCATCCGCCGCTTCCTGTGCTTCGCGACGGAACTTCGACCGGCTACCTACGATGCTAGAGCCAGTCTTGCTATCGAAGATGGCCCATCCCTCGCCCTTGCCGGGGAGCTTCTCGATGGTGTAGATGCTGTCGGTCTTGTTCATTGTCCTGTCCTTTCAATGTTCGAGCCCCGGACCTGTTCACTCTGTCAAGGAGTGGGGCACTGGTCCGGGGCTCTTATGAATGTAGCCCCATCTCCTTGACAAACACTACGTTACGCTTGAGATGGGGCCGTGTCTATCCGTACAAGTACGTAAAGTTGTACGGACTTTCGTACTACAGGAGGCGGGTCGCCAGGAACACCACCACGATGACGAGGATGGCGATGACCAGGACACGCTCCACGCTCACGCCGTGATCTCGTAGTTGGGCTCGCCCTTGGGTGTGGCGACCGTCACGGTATCGCCCACGTTGACGGTGGGCTGTCCACCGGCCACCAGGACGATGAGCGCACCCAATACACCGATGAGCGCACCCGAGACCGTGGCGACGGTCGTAGCGTCGGCCTGGAACATCGTGACCGCGACCACGGACACGAGCCCGACCGCTGCCGTCACGAACCCCAGCCAAAGGTTAGTCGGTCTTCCGAGGATCATCCTTCGCCTCCCTGTGTGTGATGGTCCGATTGCTTCCGTTCACCACGACCTTCGGCTTGCACCAACAGTCCGGGCTGGACTCGTGGGGCTTAGGGTTTGTAGGCGACATATGCCTTGCTCCTGTCTGCGGCTATCTGCGCCGTGCAGTCCTGCGGCGGGATGGGATGCACCGTCACATCGGATGTGTGGACGTAGGCCAGGACGTTCTGCCCGCCCGTGACCACCGTGATCGCACGGGCGTGGAAGTTCGCGCTGAACTCAGCTTCAAAGGGTGAGTGCTGACTCTGTGCCTTGCTCACCTTCACGAACGGCAGACCGGCTCCGTTATAGAGCTGATCGCCCACCTTCAAGTCAACGATCACGGGCGTCTCGTTCGTGATGACGACCACTGCATCCTCCGTCCCTGTGTCCGGTCCGGTCATGCCGGCGAGGGCGTGAAGCTCCGCCAGCGTGCCGTTGAACCTATCGAAGTCTAGTCGGCCTGTATACCCCGGCAGTTTGCCATCGGATGTGTACTGCCAGAAGTCCCACTTCGCGGGTGGTGTCGTGCTCCACTTCGCTACCCAATCGAAGTCTTGGCCCGCATCGAAGAACCCCGAGGCACTGTGGTACAGGCCGCACTTGAGTCCCGCCTCATGCATCAAGCGGATGAACTCGCGCGTCTGTGCCTCGCTGAATGCGTTGGCTCCCTCCACGTCCACGGCGTAGAGGTCCACGTTCCCCGCTGCTGCGATGAACGTGGTCACCTGTGCCGGGACGCTGATCGTGTCCCAATTGAAGTGATACGCCCCGGTCACGACCCCTGCCACCTTGGCGTTCCCGATGTGGACGGGATACATGCTGTCGCGGGTCGTTCCGATGCTCGCCCGAGCGAAGAGGAATTCGACGGTGGACAGGTCCGGCAGGTTGGTCTGCCACTTGCTGACGTCGATGCCGAAGAGGGTCACTTCAAAAGATTGCTAGCGATGATCGGTCCCACGATCTGCCCGAGGAAGACCGCTTTCCCGAGTAGCGCACCGATGACCGCGACCCGCGTCGCGAGACTGTCCACCTTGTTATCCAGCTCGTCCACCTTGCGCGACACCCGGTCGATGCGCTGGTCTGTGGCCTGGTCGGCACGTCGGCGGTGGTATACCGCTTCGTCATCGAGGTTCGCCATCGTCAGGCTCCGAACTCAGCGCCCACCCTGAGAACGATCATGCTCACCACCTGGAGGTCAGGGTTCGTGCCGCCTCCACGACGCTGCCCATAGACGGAGAGGATGTCCCCGGCTGACAGCTCCCCCCAGTACGTGACCGGGATGGAGACGTTGGTGCCGCCAGCATTGTCGTTGATGCCCTGCGCCACCTCCGCGCCGTTGAGGTAGATGAGGATGCGCGACTGGTAGCCGGCACCCGCCGAGCCGTTGACGGAGTTCCCCTGGATGTAGGTGACGTACAGCCCGCCCTTGTCGGTCGGGATCTCCACCTGATTATTCGCGCCATCGAGGAACCCGCCCGGGTCATCGTCCGCGATGGTCAGCGGCATCTTGGAGGGCGTCGTGCCGACGCTGCTATTGCTCGCACCGTGCACCTTGCAGCCTGACGGAGCGAAGGTGTAGTCGTGGACGGCCTGACCCCACTCGGAGTCGATGGTCGTGTTGGCTACGGGACGGTCGGGTAGGGGCATATCAAACCGCCTGTTCGATGGCCGAGAACTGCGCCGCGTAGTTGGTCCCATCGGCGCGAAGCAACATCGTGCCGTTAGCAGCGCCGCCGACGTTGTGCCACTGCACCTTGAACGTATGCGAACCGGCTGACAGGGCAGCAGTGAGAAAGGTCATGTCCGCGTGTTCGGCTGTGTTCCCAGCGGCGAACCGCAAAGAGCGACCATGCGTCCCGCCGAACGCTTGGGCCCCGTCAATCAGGAAGTCAAGCATGGCGTATTCGTTCGCCAATGACTGCTCGATGCTGCCACTGAACCCGAGCAGGACGCGGTGTGCCCCGGTCGTGATCGTGATGGACAGGCCGGTGATGTCCACGAACGTACCGGACGTGGATGACACGTTGCCGCTGGTCAGATTGACGACGCCGACGGCCGGCGTGAAGCCTCCGCCCGAGGGTGCGGCCCACCCGATATCGGTCCCGTCCGATGTGAGGACATGGGTCGCGCTGCCGCGTCCGAGTCTCGCGGTGACGTTGCTCGCGTTGCGGATGATGAGGTCGCCTCGCGTGGTCATCGGGTCGGTGAGACCAGAGGAGCCGCCGACCTCCGTTGCGACCCCGGAGTCATCGAGCAGATAGAGAAGGTGATCCGTGCCGACGACGAGCCGCCTCTGGCCGGCGGACGGATCAGCGTCCGCGATGGCCTCCGGGTCTGCCGCCTCCACCATCAGGACGGAGGTAAAGGGGTTGTTCTGTGCCTCTAGCGCCATGCCGTCATCCTCTCACGCGGAACCCGTGGGGTAAAGGTATTCGCCTCCGCCCGTGCGGAGCAGGTAGTCCAGCGGGTCTCCACCCGTCTCGATGAGCGGTTCTGTCGCTGTCTGCGCCAGCTCGAACTGAAAGCGCCAGATAGCGGCATCGTCGCGCTTGCCTTCGATGTGGATGTTGCCTCCGACCACGATGCCCGAGGCGAAGATCGGTTCGATGGCCGCCTCTGGGTAGTTCAGGGCGACTTGCTCCACCGCTTCGATGGTGGCGAGGAGTTCCACCGAAACCGCCGTCAGGGGCCGCATGTCTCCGGGCTTCCACAGGAGCGAGGGAAGTCCCCGATCAGCGAGCACGGCCTCCGCCCAGTCTCCGGGGTTTAGCGTGTCCTCGTCCCGCGTATAGGTGCGTGCCCCGTACCTGGGAGGTGGTGTCAGGGCACGCTCGATGATGGTAGACACATCCTCGCGTGCCTGTACCACTGAGTAGTTGCCGCTGTAGTCCACCACGGCCTGGAGGTCGATGAGTTCCGGCGAGCCGAGCACGCGCCCCCGAGCAAGCGGGGTCGCCCACGGGCGGAAGCTCACGGTCCCTGTATTCCCGATCACCGGGATGTGGAGCACTTCCTGCGCCGCGTCCTTGATCCAGTCCCACGCCGACCATTCGCGAGTGCCGGTGACCCACGGGGTCACGGGCGGGTCGGTGCCAAGAGGGGCTGCCACGGATACCGATAATCCCGCAGCCGCGATGGCATCGACCGCCCGCGCGTACAGCGTATCCGACAGGGCCGTGTCGGAGGGGACCATGGCGTTAGCCAGGATCGTGATGCTATCCGCCCCGCGCATGTAGCCGTAGCGTTCGCCCTTCGCATAGTAATGGGCGATGCCGGTGGCGAACCCCTGCTTTATCACGAGCGACCGATGAGAGACCCTTATCGGCAGGAACGGCAGGAGGTCTCCGAAGTACGGCCCCGACTGGTTCGCGGGGTCGAGGATGCGGTCGGGGTCGTAATAGTCCACTGCCCACGATGCCGCATCCGGGATGGACAAGATGCCGAGCTCCGGCCTAGTGGACCCCCATGCGATATCGACGGTCACGCCGTAGGGAGTGACGTCCTGCCAGCCGGCGCTTCCCCATGTGTCCTCGTCCCACTTGGCGACGTCCCAGCGGGCGGAGCCGGGATCGGCGGCGTATATCTCAAGCAGGACGCCAGCGGGCTCCGGAGGGTCCGGCGTCCCCGATGCGACGATGGTGACATCGTGACTCACGGAGTCCGAGCCGTAGGCGTTGGTCACGGTCAGCGTGACGCTGTACGTCCCCGGAACGGAGTAGACGTGCGTCGGGTTCTGGCTCGTGGATGTGTTGCCGTCCCCGAACGTCCACGCCCACGAGGTCACCGTTCCGACGGATGTGTCGGTGAACGTGACGGTCCCGCCTTCTTCCTTCAACGTCGGGGCAGACGTGAACCCGGCGACCGGCGCGATAGCCAGACAGGGTGCGGTGTCGAATGCGGCCTTTACCCAGAACTGCGCGGCGATGGACGCATTCGTCCACGAACCGCTGACCGCGTAGGTCATGGTCCCCGGGTTGTAGGAACCGCTCGCAGAGGAGACATGCTGGATGTCTCCGTGCAACCACTGCGAGTCGCTGCCGGTGTTCGCCTGCGTGGCCAACTGGTCCGCCGTATACCCGCCACTCGGACCCCCGGAACGCGGGTAGGCGTTGACGTTCTGGATGTGCGACAGAATCAGTGCTTCCGCGCCACCGGTCGGAGTGATGCTGGGCACCGTGTGCGTGGCCGCGCTGCTTTCTTGCAGTGTCGCGGTTGCTCCCCCCCATCCACCGTTGAACTCATAGAGGTGGACGTTTGACAGCCAGAAGGTAGGCGGAGCGAAACCCGGATAGATCGAACTGATGGTCAGGGACGATGACTCGCCGGGACACGCCACCTTCGATGCGATGAGGAACTTGGTCGTAGAGGTATCGTCCTGGACGCGGGCGGTCCAGCCCGTGGGGACTTCGATACTGGTTGCGACCCCGCCGGCGACGGGGTAGGCGGTGGCGACCACCACCAGCAGGTTCCCCACAGTCGGCGGAAGCGGAAGCGTGACGGTATGGGTCGAGTGGGTGACTGTCTGGTTGGCAGTCCCTACTTGCTGGACGACACCGATGGTCACCGCCCGAGCCCGTTCCGTTCGCGCTGACGCTGGAGAGCAGAGGAGATGTCAGCATCCGTCCGCCCACCGGAACCAGGTGACCCCCGCCCGGTCCGCTGTCCTGGTGCGACCACGGTGAAGCGTGCCGTATGGTCCCCGGCGAAGATGTCATTGATCAGTGACGCGAGCGGGCCGAGCACAGACTTCGCATCGGTCACGAAACTGAATATCTTCCCAAGCAGGGAGGCGATGTCATTCTGGACATCGATGCTCGCCTTCCCGATGCCGTCCAGCGCATCCACAAGGGGTTTGACTGCCTTGGCCGCGACGTCGATACCAGCGGGTAGCTGGACGGTGAAAGCGTCCTGCAGTTCTTTGATGTCCGCCGAACCCTCTTCATTGACGACATCCAGCGCCGCTTGCACCGTCGCAATGCCGGTCTTGAGGTCTTCAAAGATGGGGACATCATGCTTCCCCTGCAGGGTCTCGATGCCCTTCACCATATCGTCCACCCACTCAGACTTGGAGATGTCCAAGACGTTCTGGAGGATGTCCGCGACGATGGGCTGTAGGCCGGTCCCGAGCTGTCCTTGCAGTTCTTCGATCTTCGCGCCAAGGATCTTCTGCTTCAGCTCGACGTCAGGATTTGCGAGCGTGTCTTCGATGATCGGCTTGAGCTTCTGAAGGATGACCTTTAGTCGGGCCGCTGCCTTGTCTGCGTCTGACAGGTCTTTCGGTAACTTGCCGGTCTCCTGAACTGCAAGCTTGATGGTCGCTTTCTCGATGGCCTGGAGGCTAAGACCCAAATCCTTCGCGCTCTTCAGCGTCGGCTTCGCGGCGACCTTGCTGATGATCGCGACCCACTCAGCCGCGCCGCGTCCGTTCTCATCGACTAGGGACAAGGACTGTGCAACGGCGGCGACATCGTCGGCATACCTGCCGATGATGTGCGGGCTGATACCGATGGTCCGAGCGAGACGGGCGAACCCAACGGACAGCTCCAAGACATCCTGCGACGACAGCCCGAGGTCGATGAATGCGTTGGCGGTCCCCTGGAGCTTCTTCGTGTTGGTCTTACCAATGATTCGGTTCAGGTTGCTCATCGCATCCCCGAGCCGGTCAGCCTCCTGGAGCGCACCCTGAACGAAGTCAAAGGCTTTGGAGACTGCGAAGATGCCAGCGAGCGCAGACCCGATACCGAGGGCCGCCTTCTTCATGGACGAGCCGAAACCGGCGACGCCCTTATCCGCGCCCCTCAGGGCACCTTGCAGCTTCTTGCTGTCGCCCGTGATGGCGACGGAGATGACAGAGCTAGCGCGGGCCATCGGGGATCTTCTTCGTGTTCAAGAACTCGATGAAGTAGGGAACCTGCTTGAGGGTCAGACGCTCGACTTCGCTGATCGGTTGGCCCGAGGCGACTGCGATGGCCCACGTGAAGTATCGAGTAGGCGAAGGTGCGTTAAGTCTTGCCAGTTCGGCGTCTCGCCGGAGTTCCGCAATCGATCGACGAACACCGCCAGCAAGAGTCTGCCGGATGTAGAGCTGATCAGTTGTTGCAAGTCCTTCCCGCTCGCCTCCTCCACCGCCAGACACTCCCCCAGGGTCAGACTCTCGATGTCGAACTCCACCACGGCCTCCCATCATCCGGGCGTCTCCCGGTCCAGCTTCTGCACGAGCGCAGCGATCCTCAGCTCGTACAACTTCGTGACCTCATCGAAACGCTTATCCAACGCATCGTATAGGAACGGCTGCGGCTCGATGTTATGACGCGGCCATCCGAAGTGGATGACGCCGGCGTACACGATGCGAGCCCCGCCAGCGGCGACCGATGACCGCGTCTTGGATGCGCGTGAACGCACGGAGCGCCGGAGTCCGCGCGTCTCCCCCCGTGGGGAGAGGGCGCGCGCTTCCTCCGCGACAAGATCGGCAGCAGCACCGCCGACCTTCGTGAAGTCCTTTACCCCGTCATCCATGCGACCAAGGGCGCGGCGCAGTTCCGTCGCGCCCGTGATGCGGACAGCCGGCCTACCGGCTGCCATGGGTTACGGAGCTGCGTCGAGTGTCAGGACTCCGGTGATCGGCCACGTGAAGTCAGTGGTAGCGAACACGCCACCATCCCCACCATAGCCAAGAGCCTTCACCACGACATAGCCTGTGAACTTCGGTGTGGCCGCTGCCTCCGTGCCGGTCTCGTTCTTGAACACGAACGGGACCGTGGTGCCTGCGTTGGAGTATGCCCACTGTGCGAACCCCGGACGGGCGGAGTCCCAATCCTGGACAGCCTGCCCGACCATGTTCCACGTCCCGACACCGACGTCCTTATGAACCACACCGTCCAGGGTCGTGATGGTGGACTCTTCCGGATCCACCGGCTCGATGCGGAGATTGACCACGTCCTCCGCGAAGCTCTTCGGAGTTCCCGAGCCAAGGGTGAAGATGATGATCTTGGGAATCTGCGGGACCGATGCCGCCATGTCTACCTCCTAGATTTCGACTTTGGTAGAGACGGCGATGTCCGCCGCTAGAAGTTTGGAACCTGCTACCTCCGTGGTCCCCTCGCGGGACACACTCAGGACGCGCCACACACTCGGCGCGTTCAGGGTGGCTAGCTTGGACGCTACCAACGTAGCCAGCGCATCCGACGCCTGTGCGTTATTGCCAGGGATGCCCACGACGCACGTGACCCTGAACTCCCACTCGATACCCACCCCTCCCAGGCGTTGGAGTTCCGACCCGTTACTAAACACGTAGACGGCGGGCGGGTCGATGGCATCATCACTGGCTCCGACCAGGGTGGAGAGGGCCGCTCGAGCTTGTGCAATGGTGCTCATCCGATCCCGATGCCGGCTGTCGGATGGATACGCCGGATGACAGGCAGTGTGGCCCGGAGTGAGTCTGCCCCGAGCCTGACTGCCTCTCCGTCGATGCCGAGAGAGAGGACACCGTGCGGAGCCGTCCGAGAGTTGAACAGGGCAGCGCCGTCCGTGA